GGAAGAGTCTACACTAGATGAGATCCTAGCCGAGCTAGATGCTCTTTCTGAAGAGAAGATCGAAGAAGATGCAGACCTCGAAGAAGATGCTGATCTAGAAGAAGCGAAAGTCGGTACAACTGCCGGCTATTCTGAAAAAGCTCATACGTCTAGAGGTGGAACCGGTTACCCTGAAAAAGGCGGTAAACACAAAGGCGAAGGAGATGGTTATCCTGAAAAAGCAAAGAGCTCTATTCACGAAGCTGAAGATGACGAAAAAGAAAAGGAAGACGACGAAGCTGAAGAAGCCGGCGAAGACCTTACTAAAGACATCGAAGCTGGTGAAGGTGGAGACGGACAAGAAGTAGTCGACATTACTGTAGGCGAATTGAAAGACATCATCCGTGATGTGTTCATGCAACTACAAGGTGGCGGCGGTGCTCTTGATGCCGGAACCGAACTTGCAACCGACTTAGGCGGCGGTGAAGAAATGGAAGCAGGAGAAGAAGAGATCTCTCTTGACGAAATTCTAGCCGAGCTTGAAGAAGAAGAGCACAAGATGGAAGAAGGTAAGAAAAAGCATCATGAAGATGACAGAGTAGAAGAAGGTACTGGTCCTGGCGGACAAATTGATCCAAAAGCTCAAGACGTTCACATGGTACAGTACGACGAAACAAAGAAAGAGTTGAAAGAAGCCGTTAAGACTATCAAAGCTCTTAAGACTGAACTCAACGAAATCAATTTGTTTAGTGCCAAGCTTCTCTACGTAAACAAAATCTTCAAGGCCAAAAACCTTTCTGAGTCGCAAAAAACAAAAGTGATCAATGCATTTGATAGAGCAGTCTCTGTTAAAGAAGTTGAAAACACTTACAAAACATTACTTGAGTCTTTGAGTGCTGATACTAAAAAGTCTACAATCAAAGAATCTGTAGGTTTCGCATCAAAACCAATCGGTCATGCTCCAGCTCGTCCGATTGTTGAAGCCGATGCCTTTGTAACAAGATGGCAACAGCTTGCTGGAATCAAATAAACAATTTTTTTTTAAACCAAACATTTTTTTAAAATGTCAAACTTAGTACAATCCCTCCTCGAAAGCGCTAACCCTTACCAAGATCAACTTGGTGTTAGCCAAAAGCTTGCTAAGAAGTGGGCCAAGTCTGGTCTACTCGAGGGTTTGAAAGATTACGACCGCACCAATATGGCCGTTATCCTTGAGAACCAAGCCAAGCAACTAGTACTTGAACAATCTTCAACTGGTGGTGGTGTAACCAACGGTGCTACCTTTACTCCCGGTAATGGTGAGCAGTGGGCTGGTGTAGCTCTTCCTCTTGTTCGTAAGATTTTCGGTCAAATCGCTTCTAAAGAGTTCGTTAGCGTTCAGCCAATGAACCTTCCTGCTGGTCTAGTATTCTATCTAGATTTCCAGTATGGTAACAACGTACCTAAGCCTTTTGTAAAAGGACAGTCAGTTTACGGTACTTTGAACCAAACTCCTAACAGCGGATTCGGTAACCTAGCAGAAGGTGGTCTTTATGGCCAGGGCCGTTTTGGTTATTCTATTAACCAGTTCTCTGCCTCTTACTTCTCTGGTTCTGCTACTGCTACCCTCGCTACTTACCAGGATGTAAACTTTAACTCAGCTTACTCTCAGTCTGTAGTAGATAACAAGATGATCAAAATCAGCATCAATACTGGTTCTTTGGTACTTGATACCAACGGTGTTCGTGCCTTTGAAATCTCTGGTAGCAACAACGCTTCTATCACTCCTAGCACCCTTATCAATGACTTTACTGTTATCAATGGTGCTAACCTAGTATTCTTTGTTAGCGGTTCTACACTCGCTACAGTACAGACTTCATTGTCTGGTTCTGGTGTCGATAACGTAGTACCTGGCGTAGTATTGTTCTATAACAAAGCTACTAACTTCCAAACACGTGGTGACTTCGAGGATGCTCCTCAAGATACACCTACTCCATTCTCTAACCCGAACGCAGCTTCTTCTGCCTCTATCGTTATCCCTGAGATCAACGTACAGATGAAGTCTGAGACCATCTCTGCTAAAACTCGTAAGTTGAAAGCACAGTGGACTCCAGAATTCGCTCAAGACTTGAATGCTTATCATTCACTTGATGCTGAAGCTGAATTGACTGGTATGCTTTCTGAGTACATCTCTCTTGAGATCGACCTAGAAATCCTCGACATGTTGATCGAAAATGCACAGACAGTTGCTAACTGGTCTGCTCAAATCGGTCAGCAAATTAATGCTGCTGGTACTGCTTACGTAACAAACACCGCTGGTGCTTACTACAACCAGATGTCTTGGTTCCAAACTTTGGGTATCAAGCTTCAGGCCGTATCTAACAAGATCCATCAGTTGACCCTCCGTGGTGGTGCTAACTTCCTAGTATGTTCTCCAACTGTAGCTACAATCCTTGAGTCTATTCCTGGATTTGCTGCTGATACAGACGGTGCAGCCGACACTATGAAGTATGCTTTCGGTGTTCAGAAGATCGGTGCTCTTAACAGTCGTTACAAGGTTTACAAGAACCCTTACATGACCGAGAACACAATCCTTATGGGCTTCCGTGGTAACCAATTCCTAGAGTGCGGTGCCGTATACGCTCCTTACGTACCATTGATCATGACTCCTCTAGTGTACGATCCTCAGACCTTTACACCACGTAAGGGTATCATGACTCGTTACGCGAAGAAGATGATTCGTCCTGAGTACTACGGTAAGGTATATGTATCTGACCTTCAGGTAGCTCAAGCTAGCTAATCAATCTAGATAGCTTAAATAATAAAGCCGGCCCCGTAAGGCCGGTTTTTTATTCCCAAATCTACTATTTATATTAAAATTACAATGCCTACTTTACTAGATTTAAGCAGAGATCCGTACGGATTAAACGGAGGTGCAATTATAAGCGGTTCAGTAAATACAAAAGCTGACGCTTTCTGGTATTTACCTATAACAAACACTACCGCAAAGGTATCTTTTAGCAGCCTTACAGGCGGCCCAATTAGTGCTTCTTTCACAGCAGGTAATGGAGTTTTTGGTGCAATCACTGAAGTTTCTCAGTCGTCCGGTATAGCCGTTCTCTACTCTGGATCATACCAGTATCCCCTGCCCTGATATAAATCCTTGAGAATATATAATATAGAACCCTCTTCGGAGGGTTTTTTATTCTTTCCTGCTTACTATTTATATCAAACGGTCTGTGCATGGTGACAACAACAGTTTCAAAAAAGAAAAAACTTAAGAATCCTATCAAATTTCAAGTTACGCTCAACGAAGAACAAAAGGCTGCCAAAGCCATAATTCTTGGAAACAAGATAACGGTTCTGAAAGGAGGTGCAGGGTCAGGAAAATCGATGGTAGCCGCACAAGCTGCCCTTGATTTACTGTTTACCGGCCAGGTTGAGAAGGTAATTCTAACAAGGCCTGCTGTAACTGCAGGAGAGGAATTAGGGTTCATGCCTGGAGATAAAGATGCAAAGCTTGCTCCTTATACTGCAGCTATATACGATAACATGTATAGGCTCTATAATAAGGAGAAGATTGATAGAGAGATAACAGAGGGTAGGATTGAAGTGATTCCAGTGGCGTTCATGAGAGGTAGGAATTTGACAAACTGTTGTGTAGTAGTAGACGAAGGTCAAAATATTACACACCGTCAGATGGAGTTGATATTGGGTAGAATATGTGAAGGATCGAAAATGATTATTTGCGGTGATACAGCGCAGATCGACCTAAAAGACAAGAAATTATCAGGTTTTGGCTTTATCTGTAACAATTTGACAAACGTAAAAGGTTTTGCAGTTGTAACGTTAAAGACAAATCACCGCGATCCAATCGTGGAAGATATTTTGAAAGTATACTTAGACCATAGAGACTAGAAAACATGGCAAATCCAATAATTTACGACGGTAGTCCAGGTCCAATATCAGGAAGTACTCCGTTTGGATTCTACGACAACGACCCCCAGTACCAAAACGACGGGCCAAAAGTAGCTAACTACTGTGCCCGTAAATTAGGGTATCCAGTACTCGACGTCGAACTAGACGATCTAAACATTTACGCATGTTTTGAAGAAGCTGTATCTATATACGCTGAAGAGCTCTATCAACTCAAGATAAAAGACAACTACCTTACTCTCGAAGGTCAACCAACGGCTTCACTACTTAATAACACTGTAGTATCTCCGAACTTAACCAACATGATAAACATCTCTGAGACTTATGGACAAGTCGCAGGAGTAGGTGGATTTGTTAGTTGGAAAAGCGGATCATTAGACCTCTTACCTGGAGTACAAAACTATAACGTGTACGATTGGGCTGTAGCATCCCAAAGCATGGATCCAGGAGACAGAATTATCATTCAAAGAGTAATGTATCAAGCCCCGCCTGCAATTTACGGATACGGCTACGGTGCCTACTATCCACAACTTGGAGGTGCGGGTGCATGGCCAGGCGATTGGGGCGGATACGGCGGTATGGGATACGGTGGAAACAACAGTGCAACATATTACCCCATTTACTGGGATATTCAAAGAATTCAGCAGTTAGAAATGTCAAACGACGTACGTCTACCTGAGTGGTCATTTGAACTGATTGGAACTAATTTGAGAATAACTCCCGTACCTCTAGGAGGTAATTACGGTGGTTACAGGTCCTGTATATCAATCCAATACGCCTTTCAGTCTGATTTGATGTCACTCACTGAAAACAGTCCATACGGTGCAAATCAAGGTCTAGTTGCAAACCCCGCACTCGCACCTTACGGTCTAATCACCTACTCGGATATCAATCAACCAGGTAAGCAATGGATCAAAGAATATACAGCTGCACTAACATCCGAGCTACTGGGTCTAGTACGTGGAAAATACCAGACTGTACTCATTCCTGGTGCGGAAGCTACACTCAACTATAACGACTTAATTACGCGCGGTAAAGAAATGCAAACGGCTTTACGTGAAAAATTAAGGTTAGATCTTGAGGATATGTCAAGACAAAAGCAACTTGAGAGAAAACAGTCAGAAAACCAGTCTCTAAGTGATACATTAAGTAACATACCGTTAATGGTTTATATAGGATAATTATGGCTCTATTTGGAACAGTCAGGGATGCAAACATGCAACTCGGTGTAGCAGCCGAGTTTGTAAATAATGTAGTTACCCAACAAATCGGGTACTATAAGATAGTCCTCCCTGCAAGCCCGCCAAATATGTACGGTGAAGCTCTAGTTAAACAGTACATAGGTCCAGTGCTGCTTAACTGTTTGATAGTGCGCGGAGACTTTTCAACCGTAGCTGACAATAATTTCGGTCCCGACAGTAGACGAGAGGTAGATTTCAGGTTTTTAAAACCAGACCTGGAAGCAGCTAATGTAGTACCTGAGACCGGTGATATCATCATGTACAACGAACTCTACTACGAGGTCGATAATACGAACGAAAATCAGCTCTTCCTCGGAAAAGATCCGAATTACACTTATTCAGCTGGCTTAAACAACTTTGGTACTAGTTTCTCAATTATACTTAACACCCATATGACAACACCGGAAAGACTGGGTATAACACAACAAAGACTCTAGTATGCCGCAAATTGTACGACCACAGAATAGGAGAGAGTTTATGGATAAACTCATTATTCCAGCTGATCCTCAGTATGGAAACCCTAATCTCGTATTCTCTGAGCCGTTCAAGCCTGGACAACCTGAATTCAATAGAGCTTATGAAACTGCATTTGAACCTACAGCAGACAAGAAATACTCAATAGGACTTGAGGATATTGATCAATCTATAATGTATCACTTTACAAACGTTCTTAAGCTGACGGTATTTCAAAACAATTCTACGGTACTTGTCCCGATTATATATGGATCTCCTGAGAAATGGAAATCAATTCAGAAAGACGGATACTACCGGGATAATGTCTCAAGAATCATGTCTCCATTGTTAGTTTTTAAGAGATCTTCAGTAGTTCAAAACCGTACTCTTGGAAATAAGATTGACGGTAATGTTGCAAGAAACGTACAACTTTACGAAAAACCATTCTCTCGTAGGAATATATACGATAATTTTAATGTACTACAGAATCAAAAGCCGCAGAAGGAATATACAGTAGTGGTAACACCTGATTACGTGACAGTTAACTACACCTGTATCATGTGGACAAACTTTGTAGAACAGATGAATAAGTTAATTGAGGCTGTAAACTTTGCCTCTAATTCTTACTGGGGAGACCCTGACTCTTTTCAATTCCTTGCAAAAACTGAAACTTTCACTGACGCACAAGTCTACGAACAGGGCGAAGATAGGATTGTGAGAACTGAATTCGACCTCACTGTAAACGGTTATTTGATTCCGGATTCGCTGAACGCTTATATAGCTCAGCTTTCAGGTAAAACATATAGTATTTGCAAAATAGTGTTTAGTACCGAACAGGTACAGTAGCGCGGGTTGATGTTGTTACGAACGAACTATTTATAATCAAACTTCTTAGGCGTGGCCAACACCATTTCGCTGGCAGGGATATCACCCGGCTCCATAATCGAAGCCGATCAACTCACGAGGGTTATATATGCGCTTAACGGAGTAAGTGGCAGTGATATAATAATATCCGGAAGCCTAGGAGTGACCAGCTCGGCTGAATTTTCAAGCTCGGTAACATTTTTTGTAGGCGCAACCGGTTCTTTATTTGGTACGTCTAGCTGGGCACTCAATGCATTAACTGCTTCTTACTTTAGCGGCGTAACTAACGTATTTCCTTATACAGGATCAGCTATCTTTAGCGGTAGTATACTAGCTACAGGTAGCGTAAACATAACCGGTTCATTATTTGTAAACGGAGTTCAAATAGGAGCAGGATTTAATGTTATAGCTAATCCAGGTCCCGGTAGAGTTATTTTATCTGACGGAACACCTACTTCAGCTACCGCATCCGCTAATTTAATATTTACCGGAAATAACTTTTTTATCACAGGATCAACTATTTTCACAGCTGTTTCTGGAGAAACAAATATAGTTACGTT